TCAAGGTTGGAATAAAGGTTGGAAGCAAACCAATAACCACAGCTGCAACAGCAATTACACCACCAATTTGCCAGCGAAACTTATAAAGATTATCTATTTTTACTTCTATATCTTCTACTTTCTTAGAAATATCAGCATCTTCTTTACTACACTGTTCCAACTTCTCATCATGAACAGCAAGCATTTTGCAAATGTTCTGATTAGTCTCACTTAATGTTTGAATAGCAGAATCTACTTTCTCAATGATCTGCTCATGAGACTTAAATTTTTCTTCTAGTACAGCTAATTGTATTTTGTTATCTTGACCGAACATTGCCTTTCTTCCTTAAAAGTTCTCTATAGAAGTAAGGAATTCTTTTATATTGTTTTTTTCTCAAGTCAACAGGTGGTAGATCAGGTGGTAGTCCTGCTAGGTTTCCACCAGTAGCAGTCATTTCTTCTCTAACAATATTTATTATTCTGTCTAATTTAGAATCTTCCATCAGATTGAATTGAGAATAGTTAAACAGTTTTCATCTACAGGAATTTCATCCAAAAAAGTTTTAGGATATTCTGGTATCCTATTTAAGAATAATAAGAATGTCTTTAATGGGGACCACAATTCCTTTTCTATCTTAAAAAACAGAAGAGGAAGTGCAGCATCATTAAAGACATTGAATACTATAATGAAGTGATTAATCAGGAGATTGATTTTTAAATCTCCTGATTTTACATATTTCCTAAGAAGTTTTTTAATATATTTGAACCTTGCTAGGTCCTCATAAAAATCTTCTCTTGTTACTGCCTGAGGATTATCATAATATTTTATAGCAAATAAAATATAATTATCTTCATTCAATTCATCAAATTTCATGAGTTATTATGGAACAAATACTGTTGCCCCAATTCCAGGATTGACATTATCATCATTAGCATCACCATATGAAGTATAAGATGGTGTTCCAGAACTAATACCAGAGAATGCAACTAAGGTTTCTGACTTAACTCTTAGATTTCCATGCATGTCAACATAGGTGTGGATACCAACCCATCCTGGATGTGCAACTGCATACTTGGTTGTTTGTGCAATTCCTGCCTCAGTAGGATCAATACCATAGATCTCATCATCATCCCAGTTGGAATCATGGAGAACATACTTTGGTCTCTGGGACATGGTGTATGCAACACCAGCAGCAGCAACACCACTTAAAAATTGAGTAGATGCAATGGTGATATAGGTATTTGAAGTAATGCCAGAAATAATTGCACTTCCATAAGTGGCACCAGTACCAACAGTGATAACATCACCAACGCTTGCTGCAGTAAATGATGTTCCAGACCCAGTAATTACCTTGTTGGTGTAGTCAACAGTTACTGTACCAATAGAATAAACACTATCTGCTTTTCCCCAAAGAGCCATGTCTTGTACCTAAAAATGTTTTTCTTCTTAAGTTATTTATAAAAATGGGAGACCCATGAAGAGTTCTCCCATTACATTATTTTTTAATCTAAATTATGGTGTTAAGTCTTTTGCACCTCTCTTCTTCAGAACTGATTGTGCCTGAAGAAGTACAAGTGAAAGGATACCATTTGATTTGAACTTTGGGTTTGCTCCCAGTGCTTCTGATGCTGCAAACAGAACGGTTGCAATCAGAGCTTGATTAGCAACACACCATGCGATTACTGCGGACATAATAACCTCCTTTAGGTTCTAAATTATTTATTTTTTAGACTCTTTAGAACTTTGTCTGCAGCAGAAGCAAGTTTATCCTCTCTACCTCTTACAGTTCTATTTGCTTCTGGTGCTTTTGGTTTTGGTGCAGGAGTTGTCTGAACCTTTCCTTTCTTACCTTGTGGTCTGAGACCTGCAAGAACTGTTTCACCTTTGCTATGAATTTCAGCAGTTCTTTGTGCTTCTTTCTTTGCTGCTGCTCTTTGAGCATCAGTCATTGCATTTTTTGTTCTTTCTGATGCAGGTCTTAATCTAGACTTTTTTGGATCAAACCTTGCTTCAAAAAGATCTTTTCTAGTTCCAACATAATTAATGACTGCTTCAGATGCTGGAGTTAGTTTTGCAGTTGCTCTTGCTTTAGCAACCTGAAGATCAGAAAGTTCTTTTCTTACTTGTGCTTGTGCTGCTCTTCTTTTTGCAGATTCCAGAGGATCTGGTCTCACTGTTTCAGCATCGCCTTTTGCAGGCATATCATAAGATCCTGCTTCATCAAGATCTTCAACTTCAGCAGATTCATAAATCTCAGCAACTTCATCAAGAGTAAACTTGGAAAGATCAAATCCTTCAGCAAGTAGTTCTTGGATCCATGCTTCCAGTTCTTCTTTAGGATTTACATCAATTTTATTTTTAATCCCCTTTCTTACATCAAGTCTTTCATTCTTATTATTCCTGCTATGAAGTTCCCTTTCTTCTTTTACATTAGCACGATACCATTTTTCAAAGTCCTCTCTACGCTTATTACCTCTTGGGGGCATAGGAGTTCTTTCTCCACGAACAGGAGCATATTTATTCTCCTGCTCTCTTTCATATTTGTCTGGGTCTCTATTGGCAACTTGTGCTTCATCAACTTGTTCTACTTCTTCTTTCTTTACTTTTTTCTTACTAAACTTACCAGACACTTCTCCTTTTTCATATCCAACCCCATCACCATCATCATCCCACCAACGCTTTGGTTTGTCGTCATCTTCTTTTTCACTTTTCTTTTCTTTAGATTCTTCTTTTTCTTTCTTTTCTTCTGACATTACATAAGGGTCATTCATGTCAAAGAATGGATCCCTAATTTCTTTGTAGATGCCCGCCCAAATGTTAGTCATTTAACTCTACTAATTAATTTTCTTTTTCTATTTATTTGTGTTTTACCTTTACCATAGTTTTCAATAGGTTGTCCTGGAGTAATGCCCTGCAAATATTCCCTATATTCATCTGTTCCAACTTCATGAACTTCAAATACATCCTTGATCCAAGACTTAAACATGAATCCATTTTCTGTTACACAAATCAAGTGATTTGCACCAGATCTAATAACTTCGCCTCTTAATCCAGTATGTGCACTTTCAACAATGGATCCAACTTTAAACAAATTTCCAAAGATATAGTTTTCTCTTAACCCTTTCCAATCTAAAGAAGGAGCAATCTCCCAAACTTGTGCATTCTCTTTTACTGATCCACCAAGTTCATCAAAGAGTTTCTTTGCTCCTTTGAATGCTGGTGGCATTGCTTTTTTAAATGATTCAAAGTCTCCAGCAGCAGCTGCTTTCCTTGCAGCATCAGAAGTGGATCCTTCACCATCCAAATCTTTTGGACCAGATGAAGTTACATTAATTGATTGATACCTATAGGTTTGTCCATTTTGTTTCTTAGCAAGACTATCAATTTCAGATACTCTTTCTGCACCACAGACAATATTAACTGCAGTATATCCTTCTTGATTTAAAAATGTAAGGACATCAAAAATAGTTTTAAAATCATCACTATCAATAATTCTATCAGCATATTCAGGAAACATCTCCTTCATATACTGAACTTTAGAATCTGGTGACAATGGATTCTGTTTTTTATCTTGTGTTCTACTTGGAAAGACATAGAAGTTCCCACCAGAAGAAGCTTGCTTCAATGCATTTAAAAGATTCTTATGTGCTTTTGTTGGAGGATTAAACTTACCAAATGCAACAGTAACTACATCTCCTCTAGAATCTTGTCTTGGTTGTTGACCAGTAGATGATCTTTGAGATCCTGTTTTTGTTTTTGACTTTGGTTTTTGAGTAGTTGTTACCTTTGGTTTAACACCTAATCTTTTTTTGCCAGGAACTGCTTTTGCTAACTTTTTAGGTTTGACATCTGCTGGTGCTTGTTTCTGCCCCTCATCTCCACCAGACTTACTTTTTTTCTTTTGTTGAATGAATTCTAACTTACCCTTTACGGTTTGGGCTTGTCTCTTACCTTCTTTATTAACCCAATACCCATGTCCATCACCAACCAACCCAAGCTTTTTTGCTTGCTGAGCAGCTTGGGATGTTCTTGCTTCTGATAGAAATTCTAGGAATCTTTTCATTTATTAATTTCTGAATATATCAAGTCCTGATTGTCAAGAATATACTGCAACCCTATGCGTTTAGCATGTAAATATTTATCCTTCTTATCTTTTGGATCTTTATATTGATCCATAAAAGAAGAATAGAACCTAGAAAAATTTTCTATAGTCTTTCTTTTTAACTGTTTAACTTTTATATGTCTTTTATAAACTGGAATTAATTCCTTAAAAAATTCTTCCATCAGGAAAGCAAACTAAAGATATCTCTTTCTGTATTTACCTCAATACCACACTCTTCTGTAAACTTCTCAAGATCTCTTCTAGATGGATTGTTGATTCTTTCTCTTGCCATATCATGATAATCATCAGACAAATCAAATCCAATATAGTCATGACCAAGAAGAGTTGCTGCAAGACCAGTAGTTCCTGAACCACTGTAAGGATCAAGAACAACACCAGGAGTTTCCATTACTGCTTGGATGCAGCGAAGTGGAAGGACAATAGGAAATGGAGCAGGATGAGGATTCTTCATCTCAGGACCAAACTTCCATACTGATCCATAGTTTACAGATCTTCTAGGAAGTTTGGGACGTTTTGCTCCCTTACACAACCAATAGATTCTTTCATCAATCTGTGTAAATCTGTATCCAGAAATCTCTGGACCACTACCTCTATTCCAAATGATTTCTTCTCTAATGTGCCATTTGGTTTTAGGCAACCACTCCCAAGGAGAAGTTGCATTACCATTCAGATACCTGACCTTATGATTGTAGAACAGTGAACCACCTTCTTTAGTCTTATCAAACAGAACATTCAGCAGTTCAATCTGCTGTTCTTGATAAACATCTTCTGGAAGAGAATCATCAAACTTATCATATTCAATTTTACGAAACAAACCACCCCCAATCTTCTGTTTGTTGTATGGAGGTGAGGTTACAGTGCAATCAATAGAGTTGTCCTCAAGTTGCTTTGCTAACTCAAGGCAGTCTCCAGTTCTCAAGTCAATCATAGGTGGTTCAGTGCTCTTACTATCATAACATACTATTGAATTTTAATGAAAGGTCCAGACAGATCTTCATCTGTCATATTGATTTTTGAAGAAGCAAAATACATTTCTGCAATTATTTCATCTAATCTTCCATCTGCTTTTGCTTTTATAAAAGACTGGATGTATCTAAGCAACCTAAGTTTACTTCTAAACTTTAAAGGAAATCCTGTTGTTTTACTTCTTTGAACTCTATCCATATTCGCACATACTGCTATAAAATCTTCTGGAGAATATGTGGTTGTTTGCCCCATACTTTGAATTGTAAGTCTTCCAAAAGTTTTTTTAATAGTAGTATCTCTTTTAACTTCTTCAAAATAATTTTGCCAATATTGAATTTGAGAATTGGTAAATTCTTGACCAGATCCAGGTATATTATAATTGATAGATTCCCCACTATACTTTTCAATAATTTTAGCCATTTTAGGAACAGGGACTGATCCATTTCTAGCAGCAGCTGTTGTGTATTTACCACTAGCTCCTATAACTAAATCCCTAGGTTCTGTTGCATGATTATCCAAAGATCCAACTTTACTTTCATACTTATATTTTTTTATATAATTTCCAATATTAAATTGTGCTTCATAAGTTAATGAATTACCTTTAAAATCTGTAACTCCTGAAGAACCTTTTCCTTCTATAACTTCCATCCAAGTTTTTAATCCCTCAGTATTTGTAATAGATGCATTTGTAACCTGAATGTCTTCTGATAATGATTTAATGTTAGTTTCAGTTACCTTAGGATCTCCATAATCAGTTTCTTTTAAAGATATTCCTATCAATTCTTTATTTCTTGTAAGATAAGCTAAGTATCTGTTTACTGATGCCAGTTCCATTTCATGAGCATCAGCAGAATCAAAAAGAACTGGATCTTTAACAACATGGTTTATTGTGTCCATGATTTCTCTTTCTTTGGATGCTTTGACCAAATAAACATCTGTGGTATTCCAACTATCTTTACTTGGTCTCGACCCAAATAATTTTTTCTGTTCAACAGTAAAGGAATCCCAAACCCAATCATAAATGTCAGTTTTTTTATTAGCTGGAATACTGGAAACAGCATCACTTGTTCCATTAGATCCCCATCTAGCATATTTGTAAGAAGTATCAGTAGATCCTTCCCTATGACCTAACCATTCTAATAGGGATCTAGCTTGTTTTAAAAAACTAAAATACCATTTATTATTATTTAAAAATGCATCAGGATATTCAACTCTTAATGCATTAAGCAACCCTTTATCATCAGGAGAAAATGGATCTAATGATGCTCCTTTTTCTATGGCATAATAAAAAGTAGTAATAGATCCTTTTTCTTGTCTTTCTGTATCTGCCATTTATTTACTGTTTATTATTATCTATAAAATAAAAAAGAGACCTGTGACGGTCTCCTTATTATAGCACCATTTGAGATTTATATCAATCATCTACCGTGATACCAACCCTTCCCAGCATCTTGTTGAGAACCACCTGTTTTTTCTGCTTCAGTAGCACGACGACGAGCAGCTCCCATCCTCATTCTACGATCTAGAGCATTACCACCTTTATCGCGTAATGCTACTTGCTTTGCTTTAACCTTTTCGTGTGGAAATGGTTTTTCACCTTCTGTAAGAACCTCATCAACAATACTATCAATCCACTCTTCACTCATATTCACCATAATTGCTTCTGCTGCTTCTGGTGTTTCAGCATATCCTTCATCAAGAAGGTGTGAAAGAACTACATCATAGATATCTACTTGTTCTTCCCAAGCATTTGGTTTTTCTCTGGTTGGAGTTAAACCTGCTCTTCTTGCTGCCTTGTTTCCAGTTCCACCAGTTCCAGAATATGATTTTGGACGGTTTTTACCAGAAGTTGAACGAGTAGGAGGAGTTCCACCAAGTCCTTCTTTATCAGAACGACTAATATGCTTGATTTGGGAAACAGTACTTCCTTGTCCTGGTTTTGCTCTACCAGAAGCAGTGGAACGCTTAGCAATCATTTCTGCTGCTTTTGCTTTACCTTTTTTACTTGTGATTTCTTCATCAACCCTCTCAGGATTATACATTTCAAAATATGATTCTTGTAAATTACGGAGTTCTTTACCAGTCATTTTTTTTTGATTTTATAATTTTATTTATAAAATCTTATCACCTATCGTCTTCAGCACGATGTTCTGAGTAGAACACATCAAAAGCACCCTCAGGATAACGCTTCATTAGTTTATCTACATTCTTTGAAACCACATAATCAATAGGAACTTCTAGTGCAATACATGCTTGCATCACATACCACATTAGATCTCCAAGTTCAGTAATCAGGTGGTCTTTGTTATCTTCATTCCATGGTTTACCTTGGAAGATCATCTTCTTTACAATTTCAAGAAACTCTCCTCCTTCAGCATTGATACCTACACCAGCAGTCAGGAGTCGTTCAATATTAGCACCCTTACGATCTAGTTCTACAATACGATCAGAAAATGCTACAAAATCTCTTGATGCATCTGAAGTAACAGCATCCACAAAACTTTGATATTTTTTAAAATCAACTTTATCAATCATGAGAAATTAAACCCTGAAAATTTGTTTGTTTTTTGTTCTTCTTCATAAGTATACTCTTCTTCTTGCCCAGAGTCAAGAATATCATCCTGTGCTTTTTGTTCACAGTCATAGAGTCTCATCTTTGCCCTATCAATACCAACAATAAATCTTTTGTTGATAGTAGGATCATTGTATCTATTCTTCAGTTGCTTCACCATAATCTGTCCCAACTGCTCAAGTTCTTCAGTGCTAATAAGGGCAAACATAAGATCAGCAGTAGCAGGCAAACCAAAGGATTCAGAAGTATCAGTAAGTTCAACATCACTATTACCATAACCTGAACGAGTGGTCTGAGTAGCGGAGACAATAGGGACATCCATTTCAACAGCAAGACCTCTGAGCTCTTCAGCAATAGCTTTGACATAAGAGTAAGAGTTAACTGAGAAGTTGCTCTTATACCTACTAGAAGCGCAAATGTTGAGATAGTCAATAAAAATAATGTCTGGTCTAAATGACTTCTTAAGTGCAAGCTCATTAAGTAATGCTTTAAAATGTCCACTGTGAGCTGAGGCAGTAGGGTATTCTTTAATTATAAGAGTTCCTTGAGTTTTCTTAGAAAGATTTGCTACCTTAGTCTCAAACATTTTCTTAGACAACTCTGTAATATCTTTGATATTTACATTCAAAAGATTTGCATCAATTCGTTCAGCAATGCGTTCTTCTGCCATTTCAAGTGTAATGTAGAGAACGTTGCGCCCCTGCAAGAGGATGGAGCTAGCCATGTGGCACATGAATAAACTTTTCCCGACACCCGTACCAGCAAGAGCGATGTTGAGAGTCTTATTAGGGAGGCCACCTTTTGTAATTTTGTTGAAGTATTCAAGGTCAAATGGGATCTTGTCTTCTTTTCTGTGATAGGAGTCATATCTTTCTTCAAAGTCCTGTAAGTAATCATGTCCAATATGGTTATCAAATCCTACAGCAAGTGCTTCTTGTAGGATGGATGGAATAGCATCTCTGGATTTCTTTTCATCCTGACCATCTGCAATTTTAATAGATTGCATTAAGGCAAGATAAATTGCTCTATCTCTACACCATTTTTCTGTAGTATCAACCAACCATGCTTTGTCTGCAGGATCGTTGTTTAACTTGGTGATGTATTCACAAATTGTTTTGTATGTTTCTTCAGTAACATCTGTTCTTTTCTCAGTTTCAATTAAAAGAACTTCTTTGGTAGCAAGATCATCATAAGATACTACAAACTTACAAATCTCTTCAAAAACTACTTTCTCATGAAGGTCTTCAAAATATTCTGTTTTAATGAAAGGTAATACCTTTCTACAATAATCATTGTTAAAAAGTAAGTTCCTGAGAATTGTAGTTTCTACACGCTCCATCATTTATAATGCAAATATGTTGTCAAAATGTATTTTGGACCACTCATAGGTGGTTCTCCTTTGTGTGGAAACATCCATAGTGGAGGAAACACAACCAGTTTACCTCTTTTGGGTTCAATATTCAACCCACTAAAAACAGTCTTTCCACCTGCATCAACATCATTTAAGTACCACATGAAGGATAGAAACCTTCTTGCACTTGCATAATCTTGAACATCTACATGAGTATTAAACATGTCAGAACCACCAGGATTATACTTCTTAATCCTGAATTGTTCAAAGGCATGTGATTCTGGAAAAACTCTTTTATCAATGAGTTCATAATACTTGTCTTTATACTCAAAGGTCTTTTTAATCACATGGTTGTGAATACTATTAAGTTCATCGGTTGCTTTTGAATTTTCAGTTAAATTAAATTGAGTAAAATTAGGTCTCCCATTATTTTCAATTCTTTCATGTAAATTGGAAACTTGATCAAATAAGGAAACTAAAAAATTACAAATATCAGGATCTAATGCATTTTCATATTCTACAACTAAGTCAGTTAACTCAACCATATGAGAATTCCTGTTTTGCTGCTTCATCTAATGCTTGCATGATTTCTGGTGTGAAATACTTGTCTGGATTTTCCATAATAGTCTTTCCATATTGAGAAGTACCATCTCCCACATCATAACGAGTTCCAACCTTTTTGAAAATTTCATACTTTTCTGCCAGGTCTAAAAGACCATAGTATTTGTCAAGACCACGTTCATCATAATACAGGCGAACTTCTACATCCTTATTTTCCTTACTCAGACGTGACTTGTGAGTTTTGCACTTAATGATATTTCCAACAACTTCTGTCCCATCCTTTTCTTTCTTTTTAGAAAGATAGATGATGGTTGAAGCAGCATACTTAAGTCCAGATCCACCACTCATTTCCTTTGTGGGGATATAAGATCCAACAACATCATAAGTATGATTGGTTACGATCATTGGGATTTTTGCTTGACCCAACTTTAAAGTTAACATTCTAAATGCACCCTTAACAAGTTGTGATTTAGTCATATCACGAACTTGCTTTTCATTGAGAGCATCATCAATTTCTTTCTCAGTAGAAAGCATTCCTAAAGAATCCAAAACAAACATACAAGGACTACGTTCTTCTGGTTTTCTTTTCATATAAAGATCTACTGCCTTAAGTGCTTTAGATCTAAACTCTTCAATTGTAACAACATTAATTACAACAATCCTTTTGGTATCTAATCCTCTACTTTCAAGAATAGATTTTGTTACAGCAGCTTCAGTATCAAAATAGAGACAATACCCATTGGGATGATTATCAAGGAAATTCTTAACCACAGCGAGAGAAAAGAAAGTCTTTCCAGTAGAAGACTCTCCAGCAATAGCAGTAATCTTATTCCCAGATACACCACCAAATATGCTGCCTGAAACCAGTGCATTAAAAATGTATGAACCTGTGTCCACATAAGTTTCAGTCTCATCAATTTCGGATGCCAATGCGGCATACTCTCCCCCAACTTCTTTAACAATGTCCTTTAAGAAATCCATGTCTATCCAAATAAAGATTCTAGTGTATTAGTTTTTTCAGTTCTCCAATCAATACATTGAAGAATAGTTTTTAATGGTTCAAGAAAACTCTTTTCAAATTGAAGTTCATAATCCACATACTTAGTAAGATTCAACTCCTTTGGGAATTGCTGAATAAAAGAAATTACATTCTCATGAATAGGATTTGCCTTCTTCAAATAACAAAACTTGATCTTCTCACCATTGTTGATTACTGGATATTTATTGTCCAGTTTATTCTTTCTGATGTAGTAATTATACAACAAAACTCCCCTGATGTGAATAGGAGTTCTTTCTGCATAGATTGTACTTGGAGATCTATACTTACTAATGTTGTTTGCGGTTCTTGGGAATGAGATCTCTTCTGGAGGAAGATTGTAAAACTCCTTTCTACACTTACCAATGAAATCAATCATTTCATCTTCGGTTTTG